AAATAAATATAGTGAAAGATTGGTTGCTAATTTTAATAATCCATTTTTTGAATTTAATAATATTACTGATTATGGATATCAAATACAAAAATATGTTAAAAATGAAGGATTTTATAATTGGCATAATGATTTTTATATAAATCGTAATTTTGATACTAGAGTTTTAACATTTATATGGTATTTAAATGATGTTGATGAAGGAGGAGAAACCTTTTTTTTATATGGTAAAATAAAACCAGAAAAGGGTAAATTTGTATTATTTCCAGCAACATGGACATATTTACATAAGGGTAATATGCCAATATCAAATGACAAATATATAGTTACTGGATGGTGTTATTCAACACAATTTTTATATTAATAGTTATGTCTTAATAATAAAATTTAATACTAAATATTTGTTTGTAATGTCTATCGGTGAAGCAGTTGTATTTCCTGAAGATCCCATCGTTCCAGTTAAACCAACTGTTTCACTAGAAAAATTTATATTAAGAGTTCCATCATTATCTTGAATCCATATTCCATTTCCACCACTATCTGAATTCCGTGAGTTACTAGCAGAAGGTACATAAGTGTTTACATTCCAACCATGACTATGTGCGGCTGGTTTAAAATTTGTACAACTATGTTGATGTGAAGGCAAAGTATAAGAAGATATATTAAAACTTCCACCTGTTGCTTTCAATGTTGTTTGAACTGGAAAAACATTTACTAAATTAGGCGCTGTATTACTACCTAAAACAGCTGCTAAATCTGGATAAGATGATATATTTTGTCCATTGCAAAATATAAAACCAGCTGGCGGAGTTGTTCCTGCGTATAAGTATATACTTCCAGTAAGAATAGACATTATCTATAAATATAATAAATATATTTAAAATTTTATATAATAATACATATTTATAAAAGGATTAACTACAGAAAAAGCTTCCCCTGAAGTTCCTGTTGGGTTACCAGTATCACCAGTTATATTTATAACAGATCCTTTTGTATTTTTCATATTACTGCCCAAGACTACATTTCTTACACCATCTACATCGCTACCGGTTCTATTAACATCACGCCAATTAATCGCAATAGGATTTATACTAGAAACTGTATGAGTATGTGAACTTAGACTACATTGAGATATAGTATGATTATGGCTAACTAAATTATTAGAAGTTAAAGTAACATTATTTGATCCCCCAGGACCACCTCCAGAAGGGATAGCTCCATTTGAACTTGTCATTAAAGGTCTACAATCTCTTAAATCTGGTACCAAAAAATTATCACCACTACCACCATAAGTATATCCAATTACATCAAATAAATTTGAATATATAGTTTTACTATATGTGCCACCATTACATAATAAATAACCGCCTGCTGGTGAATATGTATTTGAAGCATATGCTATAATAATTCCTGTAGGTATAGTCATAATATTATTAAATCATATAAATATTTTTTAAATTTTATTATATTATTTTTTGCTAAAGAATTTAACTACTGATTGAACACCAGCCTTTTCATTATTTGTCTCCCTTAAATATTCATCAAATAATAATGCTTTAATTTCTTTACAACGCAGCGCTTCTTGTTTTTCTTCAAATTTTTCTATATTGTCAGTATATTCTTTGCGTAAATTTTCTATTTCCCTTTTAAAAGTTTTTATTCTAGGTTTTTTACCTTGAGCTTCCCATATTTTTTCAAGAACTAGAGCAAATACTTGTTGAACTGGTTTCATAATTTGATTTGTTATATAAAAGGAATAATCAATTTTAAGTCGCTGCTCTGTAATAAATGTAGGTGTCTCTATTTTTTCTCCTTGTAATGCTTTCTTATCTTTTGTCGCAATATAAACAAATGGTATCCTATCACCTGGACCTGGTTTATTTCCAGGATCTCTTGCGGTAATTCTGTCTGCCAACACTTTATGAGCAATTGATTGTGGATTTTTATAACCTGATCTCAGTGATTTTGTAATAATCAATTTATCCATTGAATAATTTTCTTCTACAATATTTTTTAAACAACTACGTAAGAAGTCAATAGCCTCTTGGATATTTTGTTTTTTCATTAATATATCAATAATACCACCATAAATATCTTTTACTATTGGCGCATTATCACGACGTTTTAACACAATACCCATTTCTTTTCTTTTACATTTATTAATATCAGTCTCATAAAGCATACCTACATATCTTTTCTTTGATAGCAAACAAAATGGCATAAATGTTTTTTCATACTCAAAATCATGTGGTCCTTTCAAGAATTTAGCAGATATATCTCCTACTTGCTGTGCCAATTCTATTGTTATTTCGAGTGCCTGCTTTCCTCGAATTGGATTTCCATTTAAATCCTCCAAATTAAATGTATAAAATACTGAATCAGTGTCTCCATATATATACTCGGCTTTGGTTTTTACCTTTCCATATTTTTCAGTGTCGCAAATATTATCTCCATAACACTCTTCAATAATTCTTTTTCCATAAGTCAACAACTTTCTTCCAGTTGCTGTTGTACATGCGGCTATATCTTTTTCATAAAATGTGCTTGTCTTAGCACCACATTGTCCATACAATGAATTAGCAGTCACTTTATAACCAAGTTGTCGCTGATCCAATACATTTTTCATAAATTCATCTGTTTGTTGCGGAATTAATTTTCTAGTGTCTTTACGCGCTTTTAAAAGCTCTTTTAAAATAGAAGGCATAATTGCTGCGTCACCATTTTGAAAAGGTTGCGCAAATCGACATATTTTATAACCGCATTTAATTTTTTCAGCAGCTGCCTTTGGATTTTTACGATGATATCTATACGTATCATATGTCACATCTACATATTCAAATCCAGGTAAATTATCATAAATATAATTTCCGCTGCTGTCCTTTTCTCCCCATTCTTCAACCAAATTAGATGCTAAATCATATTCACGTGTCCATACCTTACTATCATGTGATAGATTTTCGCTAATCATAGAACTAGGATATAGTGAAGCATAATCATTACATGCTACTGGATTGTCCAAATATAAGTCACATTTTGGATCTAAAACAATAGCACCTTCATACCCTTCATCTAGTCCACCTTTTTCAATAACTGGCATCAATGTGCGTTTTTCCCGGCATTTTTTTGCGACATAACTGGTAAGCTTAATTCCCTGACCACGCATAACTAGGAAATTAATTGGGACACTACAAATTTTGGCCATCTCAATAAAACCTGTAAGAATATCTGATTTATTAAATAAATAATGAACTAGGTTACAATCCTGAATACAGTATTTCGCAATTACAGAACGATCATCCGCTGTTCCATTTGTCATGCGGAAAATATCTTTTGGTGTAACATCATCCTTTGCTAAACACCATCTGACTTTCTTAGAAATAAGATCTGGTTCAACTATACCTTGAATAGTAACTTTACCATTTTCTTTATCTACCTCTATTACTGAATACTTTGCTCCATCTTGATAATAATCAACTGAATGACCTATTTCTTCAAAATGAACATAACTGCCTACTAAAAGTCCAGTTAAGTTATTTGTTTTAATAATACTATTGTCTTTACTTATATCATGATCAATAGATTTCACAAAGTCGCCAATAAAATTACCTGCGACATAATCTAATTTATAGGAAATCAAATTGGCTTCGCGACGATAAAAGTTATATAAATCTACTTGTAATCGACCATTCATTTTAATAAATCTTAAATCATGTTGACCACTTGCTATTTGTAGCGTACTTTCTTCTAATTTATATTTACCAGTTTCTTGGTCTTTTGTAGCACAAATTTCTTCTTTATTACGCGATAGTCTCAAGAAATCTTCTACACAATCATTTTCTTCTGCTCGTCTAAACATAAATTCATAATCAAAACCAAATATATTATAACCAATAATTATATCCGGGTTTTCACGCTGAACCAATTGTTGCCATGCCAATAATACTTCTTTTTCTGAACTATAACTTTCTACAACTGAATTATCTATTGGCATTGGAGAGCAAGTATTTAATACAATACAATGATTAAAATATGGATCCGTTTCTCCGTATTTCATAAATGTAGATCCAATAAAAGTGCATTTATCTCCTTCTAGCTTAGGAAATTTTGCGTTTAGCGATATATTTAATTCATTTAATTTACCTTCGCGATCAAATTTTTTATCACAAAGAATATCTACAATAGTTGCTTTCTTATCGGTATAAGATTTAATATATTTTTGATCATAATTGTTTTCTTCATCATCTTCTCCTGCCATTTTTTCAAACATTGTTTCTAATGTATTAGCGCTACTAAAATCTGATGTAGTAGTTAAACTTCGCACTTGAGTTTCTAACCATGTTTCACATAGTGTTTTAACTATTTCTTTTGATTTTGGTGGAATTTTTGGATAAACCAGATCAATTTGCTCCATTTTTTCATATCCAAAAGCAGCTAATATAATTCTGCGTAATATATTCTTACATAATTCTTTTGTCATTTCCATTTTTAAACTTTCAAAATATTCTATTATATTTGTTGCTAGTTTCTTGTAGGTCTTAATTGGCACTGGAAAATCACCATGACTACTACTAGCCTCAATATCAAAACTCATTATTTTATATGGGACCCTAAACTCTTTATCGTTTAAAGGAATAATATTTTTATAATTTGTTGTAAATTCAAAATCACAATTCACATTTTTTAAGTCACCTTTATTTTCAACAAGTTTTTTCTTTGGTATTGCTACCCAACCAGACGGACTAATATCACAAATATGAAAGAAACGCAATAATGGAGGAATATTTGCTTCATATAGAATAATATTTGTATCTAAATAGGAGTATCCATCTTTTAATAATGTGTGTCCCTTATCATAGTTTGAATACCACAAATTTTTTACTTTATTAAATGCTGATAAATTAGAAAATTCTATAAATATAAATTTATGCTCTTTCCCTCCATCAAAACCATATAACTTCCTTCTCTTTATTAATTTACATTCAGTAATAGAGCCTTGGTAATATTTTCCAATTTTATCTTTTATATGAAGTAGAAATTGGTCTTTCATTTTAATAGACCATTTATCATTTACCATTAGATAAAAGAATGGCCGAAAACCATTTACAATAAGAGAATAAGTCTTACCAATTTCATCTACACCAAACATTTGAATCATAAACTCATTTTTATCTTTATAGCAATTTTGTTCTTCATCAGAAGAGTCGCCTTGTGTTTTTTCATTATAGACATTAAAATCTAAAACTCTGAAGATACGTTCCATTGTTATTCTAGTATAGTAACTTATGTTTATCTTATTTAAAATTATTCAATTTTATTTCTGTTAAAATATATTAATTAATTTAAAATATACAAAATAATTTAAAATATATAAAATATTTAATATTTAAAAAATATATAATTTGTATAATATGAGCCAAAATAAAAATATTCAAGCGATTGCTGTTTTTACAGAAGGATCTGTTAAGGGGTTTGTAACATTTACCGAGCATAATCAACAAATTCGTATTGATTTAAATATAACTGGTTTAAAGCCTAATAGTGCTCATGGGTTTCATGTTCATGAGGCAGGTGATTTGACAAACAAATGTACTAGTATGTGTTCTCATTTTAATCCATACGGTAAAACACATGGTTGTCCTGGAATGAAAGAGAGACATGTTGGCGATTTAGGTAATATTCTTGCTAATTCAAAAGGAGAAGCTAAGTATCACTTTTTTGATGACATTATTAAACTTAGAGGAACTTAGTGTAATATCATTGGAAGAGGGTTAATAATTCATGCTGACAAAGATGATTGTGGGCAAGGTGGAGATGCTGAAAGTTTAAAAACTGGTAACGCAGGCAAAAGAATTGCTTGTGCTGTGATTGGGTATTCTAAAAATAATTTTAAATATTAAATATAAGCTTATTTTCTTCCATATTTACAATGTTGTTTTTGTGAAAATCCTTTAGGTCTATTACAATTTATACTTCTTTTATATTTCAATGACCATTTACCTCCTCTTTGATGTCTTCTATGTTTTTTGTGTGTCTTGTGATGTTTTTTATGTGTCTTGTGATGTTTTTTATGTGTCTTGTGATGTTTTTTGTATGGTATATGTTGTATATCAGATTTGCCAATATCTTTCTCTCCAGTTTTAAGTTTAATCCATTCAACAAATGAATCAATTGTACGATCTTTTGTGGAAATGCTACTATCTTCATAATTTTCTTCCTCAGAACCTTCAATAAAACGCATTGTTGGAAAACTAGCTGGCTTTCTTTTTAAATTTGTTAGTTTTTCTGCTAATGTATGATCTATTGCTGCTATAGTAATATCATCTCTATTTAAAAAATCAGATGATACTACATTTTTAATTTTTGTCCATTCTGGACGTGTAGCATTACAAGGTCCACATCCTTCCATAAATATTAAAATAAATGTTTTATTATTTTTATTACCAAGATAACTATCTAATTTTTTAACATTATCGCAGTTACCATCCATACAATTTTTTTTATCTATATGTAGAAAAACCATTGTTATATATTAAATAGAGAATAATAATAAATAGAGAATTATTAAAAGAAATAATATCTAACACATTTTTATCCTTGTAATATATAATAAATGACTTTATTAACTTTTTTATTTATAGTAGTATTTTTAATAGGTTTATATTTTTACGCAAAAGGTGCCGACCCTAAATATTCAGAAGGTTTAACAAATAACGCTTCTTCTGGTCCAAGATGCCCTAATTTACTTATTCAAAAGGGTTCTAGATTTTATCTTTATAATTCAAAATTAGCACAAGTTCCCGGAGTAAATCCTATTGAATTTGATAATTTAGAAGATTATACTGAGTTTTTAGATTGGCAAAGAAGTCAAAATATTAGATGTCCTGTTTTATATTTACAAGAGACCTATGATGCTCAAGGTAACAAGGTTTATAAGTCTAGACCAAGCGTTTCAGAACCACAGGCTGGATTACCTCCTTCTACATCTGCCCCAATAGGTATTGCATCTCAAATTCAACCAATTAATGAGATGCCTCTTGAACAAGTTGGAGATGAAGCATATCCTAACCCAACTCTTCTTGTAGATGCCACAAGAAATGATCCACCTTATAATTATAACTCATATCCCGCACATGATCAAACAGATTATTATGTTGGAACAACTACACCATTGGATGAAATGAACTTCCAACAAGAAGCAGCAAAAGTAAGTCCAGACCCAATGGACCCTAATTGGGGAGGGCCAGATTATACACAAAGTTTAGTAGATAGCGGTTACTATTCAGCAAATGAGGTAAAAATTGCTGTTGCGTAAATATTTATGTTCCTTAAAGAGAGATTTATAATAATTTATAATATATTAATTTATAAATTATTTTATTGCCATAGTGCCACAATAAATATTTATTTCTTATCAACAAATAACATTATATTATTTAAAGCTGCTTTGGCTGAATTCATGTTAGCAAGCTTTTGTAGTGTGTCTTCTGTTTTACCACCAGTTAAAACTGTTTTTAACATTATATTACTTAATAAATCGTCCCAATCTAAAATAATTGCTTCGTAATCAGAACGATATTTACTTATTAGAAACTGATCTTGAAATCTAATATTGGCAGCTTTTAAAGTAGCACCAAATGATGCGGCATTTCCGGCTACTCCATCTTGTGGAATTTTATCACTAACTGAGTTTCCTGAGCCGTCTGTCATACCTTCTCTAAATCTGCTAAAATCTAAATTTTTGAATAACAAATATGCTACAAAACATATTCCAATAAATAAAAATAAAGTCATCAATTCTGTTTTCATCTTATAATTAATATATAGATTTAATTTTACCAAATAAACTATTTTTCAGATTGTATTAAAAATTGAATAATATTTGCTATACTTGATTTATTTATTTTTCTAGTTTGTCCTTTTGCGTTTGTTGAACTAATATCCTTTAAAGTGTCTGGATTTGTTTCTAATTCCTTTATCAAATTTTGAATAGTCTTATATTTTTCCATAATAGTTAGAGCAGTTGCTGAGCTTACTCCCGGTATTTGACATAACATAATGGCACCTATATTTTCGCATGTAATATTTTCCTTTTTTACCTTTTTAATAACATTTACATAGCTACTTTCTTGTGGTTCTACTGGTTCTTCTCCTGGTATTTGGTCTGATGACAATTGATCTGATGATATTTGGTCTAATTTTATTTGATAAAATGCTTTTTTGGTTGTACTTTCCTTTTCTAATTTATAAGCCATATTACAAATGATAGTTGCTGTTTCTTCTAAAGAAAAGGATCTAAATACAGAAAATCCTTTGTAGTAATTTAGAGAGAACATAGCAGAAAAAAGAGTAAGTTTTTCAGTAACTCCAGTATTTTCTGACTTAAAACGGTTTGCGTTATAAGGATTATTCAAATTTCCTTCAATTAAATATATAATATTATGATTGTGATGATTTAAACCATTTAATCTGTATGATTGTTCTTCATATCTACCATCTTTAATACTAGATTGTAAATCGGCTACTGACTTTCTCTCTATAATCAGCTTTTCAGTTTCACCATCGCAAATAATTATATCTCCTATTGGTAAGGTTTCAGATTGAACTATAATTTTATTGAAAATTGGTATGGTCGCAATTAATTTGTTCATTTGTTGTAATAAGCTTTGTT